CGAAAAAGGACAGAGCAATCTGTCCTTTTTTGTTGCTCGATTTTAGTTCACGAGAGCTCGCTTTTGCTGCTTCTCGTATTAACGGAGTATTCCGGAGGAATGACAAGAATGGCTGATTCAAAGACTGACCAGGGCGTAGCCCTAGCGTTAGCCGCAGTTGCTGAGTATCTTCAGAAAGCAGATGCTCGCGAGTCAAGTATGGTAAAGGCTCAGATGATTAAGAAGCAGCAGGCAGCAGAGGCTGTGGCAAAACAGGCTTTCATCTCAGAGATTAAGGCTGCAATCCTACCTGAAATCAAAAAGGCTATCGGCAATGTGACCGGTGAGTCAAAGCAGGGAATGGAAGCAGACGAGTCTGAGAAGGAGAGCGTTGCAGGCAAGACCAAGTGGCCCATGAGCGGCAATACACCTGGTGAAGACCAGGAGAAGCCCGCTGATCCTCGAACCGCAACAAAGGATGTTCAGAAGGTAATTCAGGCATCTCAGGACGGTCGTGAGGAGAACGAGGAAGAGGGCAAGGCTGGCGGAGCCTTTGCAAAGGAAGATTTTGAAGAAGAGGGTTCCGAAGACTACCCTCATAAAGAAGATGAGTTTGACGGAGACGAGAAGGAAGAAGTGAAGATGCTGCGTAAGCAGATCAAGTCGCTTCAGAAGGCTGTTTCTACGCTGTCAGGTTCTGGTAACTACCAGGCCGACGTAAAGAAGGCTGTTCAAGCAGAGCTAAGTAAGGTAGGGTTCAAGGAGTCTAACGAGTTGTCAAGAGGCAGAGTGTTCTCTCTAGGCGTCGACGAAAACGACGGCTGGATTGCGAAGTCACAAAAGGCTAACACTGCCGACGACTATCTCGATGCACTAGCTGGCGCTTCATATGGAGAGCTTGCTAGACTTGAAATCGAAAATGGCAAATTCAACACCAACTCTGCCCTAGGCAATTTGTTTGGTGGTAAATAATACGGAGTAATAAATGGCTTCACAACCAGGATTATTCCAGTTCATTGGACAGTCACAGCGTGCAGGTGGTCTTCTTTCTCAGGTCTTCGGTCCCGATTTCCTACAGAAGCAGACATACTTCACAGTTGACACCGCAACTGGAATTTTCAACGCGACCTACGGTCGCAAAGTATGGCATGCGCTGAACAACCAGGTTCGCTTCTGGAACGCTCTACCAAGAACGGTCTGGGGCAACTCAGTTGGTTGGCGTGTACGTACCGACCGTGGTGCTTCACGTTCTCGCCCAATCACCGAAACAGGTTCACTACCTACGATCGACATCTCGAACATCGTGAATGTTCAGAGCTTGCCTCGTATCGTTGGTACGACCTTCGGTGCTAGCATTAAGTCTATCTTCACCGCTGAACTAGAAGGTGGTGTTGGTGACGTTCTAGCTATGGAGCACGAAGCATCAGAACTTGACCATGTCAAGGAAATTAACGAAGAGCTTCTAGCTGGTTCTTCGTATCTTGTGTCCACAGGTGGAACAACGTCGTTCACAGTGCCCGCATCAATTGCGCATCACTTCAAGATCGGCGATGCTGTTAACCAGACAGACACGGGAACCGGTTTTGACCGAACTTCAGGATCTGTCGTCTCTGCTGCTAACACCAGCACAGGTGTGGTAACTGTTGCTTCAGGTACAGCCTTTGCAGACGGTGACGTAGCTTCGATCTACAGTCGAGCTGGTTTCACCTCCATCGATGACGTTGTTGCAGAAGATGCACAGGGCGTCGGTGGTGCTGCTCTAGGTGCTCACGTTGGTGCGTATAACCTGACTCTTGCTGGTCGAACAGCAGGAACATGGAATGCAGGCGCCTACGTGGGATACAACGCCGGTGTAGGACGAGACTTATCTCTATCACTACTGGACAATACGATCCAGAACATTCGTCAGAATGGTGGAGAGCCAAAGTTGATTCTTATGGGACACGACCAGTACTTCAAGCTAGAGCGTCTACTTCAGACCCAGCAGCGATTCCTTGGACAGGAGACTTTCCAGGTCGGTGTTGGTAACGAAAAGACGTTCCCTGGCACGCAGACTGGTCTAGTTCTAGCAACGTACATGGGTATCCCAATCCTCCCAGATCCCGATGTGGCTAAGTCTGTATCGACCACTGATGCAGTTCTTGGTTCAAACATCTACGTTCTAGACACGGACTCAATCGAAGTGGCAATCGCACAGCCAACTCAGTACATTGAGAACCGAGACTACTTCGCTGCAAACAGCTTGGTTGTACGTGGACTTCTATACACGATGGGCGAACTTCGTGTGAAGAACATCTTCCACCAGGCGAAGATTGCAGACCTAAACTCTTAATCCGAGGTTAGAGACGTAAGTTGATAAGGGCCTGGCTCTTTTAGGGCCAGGCCCGCTTTGTTGAATAAAGAACCCATTATGATAAGATAGGAGGTAGAAATACCAATGGGCGCAGTAACTAGAACAATTCCAGCAAATGGACAGTCATACTTCGGTAACAAGAAAATTGTTACAGGATCATTGACATTCGGTACCTATGCAACAGGCGGACAGACAGGTTTGACTGCAGCAGATCTAGGTTGGGACGTAATCGACTTCATTGAGATTAACGCTCCAAAGAATGCAGCTGTAACTCTTGCTGTCGTACCTAGCTATGACTACACTAACGAAAAAGTGTTATTGTACGTGTCAGCAGGTGATGGTGACGCATTAGACGAAAGTGGTGCAGTAGACTATTCAGCCTACACCGCTAACTTTTATGCTATAGGGCACTAAGTTTACATGCCCCCGTGGTGTTAGCCACGGGGGCATCATGGTGAATAAATGGCTGACATTCCTAACAAAGGCGATATTCGTATTCCAGGCGTGTTGCTAGCTGTGCTAGGCACCGTTCTCATTCAAATAATCATGCTAGCTGTGCAATGGGG